TCACTGTCCTCTGCTTGCTGTCTCTTCTGAGCTTGCCGATTTGCTTCTCTTTCTGCTAGTTCTGCCTCTTTAATCCTTGCCCATTCACGTACAATTACACGTTGATCTGAACATAATTCTCTAATCCTGCTGAGACTTTGTCGTAGTTGTATAGAAGACCGCTTGGTCCTTTCTACTTCCCACTTTTGGTTTGCCTCGAAGTATGTTCGAAACGCACTCATGATGTCGTCATGCTTACTGCTCATCTGTTACTTCAAGATCATGCTCGTAGCTGGTAAATCCATTTTCTTTAATTACTTTAAGAACATTGTTTACTCTGCCAATCAGTTCATCCTTGTGACTGATCAAATATATGTTTTTGTTGCGTTCACGTGCCATTTTCTTTAAGACTGCCAGGGCACTTTCAACTCCGCTGGCATCTAAACCGTTGTCTATAAGTTCGTCGATGAACAGCAGGTTAATATTTTGATATAGACTTTCCCATACATCACGGAAACTCCAGCTTAATCCTAGGATAAGTCTGTTGCGTTCACCTCTGGACAAGTTATCAAAGTCTAAATCTTGTCCAAGCTGTGTAATTTCCACAGTGAGATCATTCAAGAATGTTACACTATGTGGCAAACCCATCTTGTCAAGATAGAATGTTAGCCGGTTGTTTAGATAGGCCAAATTTTGATCAATAATCTTTTTACGAATAAAACTATCTTTACTGGTCAGCAACTTTAGTAGAAATTCTTGATGCTCTTTAAGATTATTCAAGTCATTTACTTTGTCCCAAAGAATTTCTTGTAGGGCAGTCTCACTTAGTTCGTCAATTTGTTCTTGATACGGATCCTCGTCAGATTCTCTAGCAGTTATCTGCTGTTCAAGATTTTGAATTGTATTTCTATGATTGATAGCATCTTCTTCTCGACTATAAAATACTGTAGGTTGAAGACCAAGCTCGCCCAACGCCGTAAGTGCATCAGTATTTTCTATGTACTGAGTGTTAGTAGACAATGCCTGTAGTGCTGCTTCTTGCAGTGCTTTCTTTTTAGAATCTAAAACTTCTTCATGTTTGCTGTCGTGGAGCTCTTGCCCACAGGCATAACACTTATGATCTTCTAAGTCGGCAATTTCTTTTTTAAGTTTTTCACATTGTTTAGTTTCTTTTGCTTCATCTGCAACACATCGAGCAATAAGTTTGTTAAGATCGTCAATTGTTTTACGCTTTTGATTGTAAGCAGTTAGATCTTTGTGTGCCTGTAATTCTGTTATTATATCTAATTGATTTAATTCAGACCATTGTAGGGCTAACGATTCAATATCTTCCTGACGCTTCCTCAACCATAGGTCTTGTCTGCGTTTTAAACCTGCTATACCTTCTTCAATTTTTTCATTTGCTTTTTTTGTAGCTTCTATCTGTGCAGTTTCTTGTATAATATCATCTTTAGTAGTCTTAATAAGTTCTTTAAGAGATTCTGCTTTCTCAGATAGCAAGGTAATGCCCAGCAACTGCTCAATAATTTCACGCTGCTCGCCTGCCTTCATGGATAAAAACGGCTCAGTATAGGTGTTAAGCGCAACAATATGTTTAAACATATCGTGGCTCATGCCCAGGATATCATCTAAGTCTTTCTGCGTTTCACGCATGTCGCCTTGTGCATCGTCTGTTTCTTCGTTGGCCTGCTCTTGATCGTTAACAAAGAATCTTAAAATATTAGGTTTACGACCACGTTCAATTCGATATTCTTGCCCGTCTTTTTCAAATGTCAGCGTGACCAACATGTTTTTAACATTGATCTTATTGATCAAATTGTCTTTTTTAATGTTAGTCAGTGCTTGACCAAAGAGTGCAAAGCTCAGTGCGTTGATAATTGTAGTCTTACCTGTACCGTTACGGCTTCCACTGTCGTCTCCTCCTTGATCTAAGTTCTCACCTAAGACAAGAGTTAGTTGTTCTCGACAAAAGTTCACTGCTTGAGTCTGGTTACCCACACTCATAAAGTTCTTTACGGTTAAATCTTTAATACGAATCATAGGCTATTGTAAATGGCCAATAGTGTATTGGCTTTAAATTGTTCACTTTGTATGTTGATAATCTGTTTACTAACGATCTCATCAACACTTTCAAAGGCTTGGATATCAATATTAGTGTTAACTTCAACATCTTTCTTCTCGGGAACTAGGGTTAGCTCACGGATATCATAGTCTTTCATAAAAGTTTCTTTGATAAAACTTGCCTCTTCATAGCTAATATCAATATCTAATGTTACACGGAAGTGCATTTTAGATTTAATTATAGTATCTGCACCATCAATTAGTTCGCTAAGTTTAATAGTTCTAAACTTAGGTTGATCGTCCCAAGTGAAGTATTCAGGCTTACTGCCCCATTCTAATACCATCATGCCCCGCTCGTCATCCCATGCATCTGCATAGTTGTGGGGGAAAGCATTACCAATGTAGACAACATTTTCTCTTTGCTGGCGTTTATGGAAGTGTCCGCTAAAGCCTAGTTCAAAGTTTTTAAAATGTTTAAGTTGTATCTCACCGTGATCTGGCATTTGCACCATGGCATTCATGTAGAACAGGGGCAATTCAAAGTGCCCAAAACAATATCTTGCCTTTGACTTTTCTACTTTACGCCACTCATCACCAACTAACCACGGGCAAAGTAATACATCACCTACGGTTGTAGGTTCATGAACAACAGTAACGCCTGGAATATACTTGCCAAACTCTACAGAATGAATGTCTCGTTTGTCTTTATAATACAAATCATGGTTGCCTGGAAAGAAATAAAACTGATCAAACGCTTGACCCAGCCTTTCTAACGCCCTTAGACTGTAATCCATGGTAGTAATATTAAGACTATTACGATTATGATGCCAGTCTCCCATAAAGATTCCAGTATCACAGCCTTGCTCTTTGGCCTTGGCAATATACCAATCTACAAAATCTAAACAATCTTGATTGTGTGTATGACTGTTACTCTTAAGACCAAAGTGTATGTCTGTGAAACAGGCAATTTTTTTGAATAAACTCATTCAGTACCTTCGTTAAATCTATTCAATCCAGCTGCATACTCTCCACTGTTGGTTCTAGAGTAGCTGGGATTCATACCATTAATTTCTAAAATATCATCTCTAATACTTTGATTACGTTTTTCTATGTTAATAATTCTTACGAAACTGTTAGTGACAGCGGCAGTATAATAGGCAAACGGATTATCAGACTTTGATTCATCAAATTGTAGACCAATTTGTGTTAGTTGTAAAATAGCTTGTCCCCGCATTTCGTCATTATATGTGTATCCTCTAACATTTCCGCGGGTAGCATAGCGTTCGCATAGTTTAATAAACATACGGGCCAGAGTATTTGTTATCTGCCCGTGATCTTTATTAAAGGCACCGGTGTCTAAATCACCCTTCCAATGGCTTTTGCCCACACAGACTAGTTGATCTTCATCGTTAAATTTCCAATGTTGATACGGGGGGAAGTTAACTTTATCTCTTCCGTCAGCTATAGTCTTTGGATTACGCTTTCTAACAGTGTTTAACGGGATGTGCTCAAAGGTCATAATTCGAAAAACTACCTCAGTTTTAGCAATTTTCTTATAATCAACTTCGCAGTCTGCTTGCTTGACCTTTTCTCCGGCAGTTTTGCGCCGGTCATACTCTTGGTGTCCAAGTCGTTTAGCCCTTGCCCGTTTAGCTTCTGCTATTGTGCGTATATTGATCTTATCTACGCTGGGCAAAATTAAATCATAACGGCTATACTCGGGTTTTAAATAGGTTGAATAGCTATTTTTTGAACGATGTATTTCTTCTAATATATCTTTATTATTTAGGTAATTGACTTTTGTCATTCTATGCGATCCTCATGTAGTATTATAAACTACTCAGATAATTTTGTCAAATAAATAGAGTATAGGAGATACTCAAATGGCAGCTTTTGACGTAGGAGCAAGTGTAGGTACAATAGTAAGTAAGGCCCAATCAGCTGGATCAGATGCTGTTGCATCATTCGGACAACTAGGTTCATCATCGAGCATGGGTATGCAACTAAGCTCAGCACTTAATAATTTAGCCAACCCTGCTAATCTACTCAGTAAGATTCGAAGTGTTAATCTTCCTGCTGGCGGTAATATGATTGGAAATTTATTAAACTCTGCTGCACAATTCGGTGGATCTGATGCCAACTCAGACTGGCGTGTAAGATTAAGCATACCCGGGGGTACAATATTTGATTCTAGCAGTATATTTGCACCATTAAAATCTGCCGGAGGCTTAGTATTCCCTTATACACCTTCTATTAATATTGGTTCTAGTGCCAAGTATAGCACAATAGATCCTGTGCATAATAACTATCCATTCCACACATATCAGAACAGTGCACCTGATGCAATAACAATTACTGCTCCGTTCTTTGTTGAAGATGCAGTACAGGCACAGTATTGGATAGCAGCAGTGCATTTTTTAAGAGCTGCAACAAAGATGTTTAGCGGAGACTCTAGCCCAGCAGGAAATCCTCCTCCTATTCTTAGTTTAAATGGCTATGGAGAATATGTTTTTAAAAATGTACCTGTAGTAGTTACAAATTTTAGTGTTAGTTTAGATGCAGTTTCAGATTATATTTCAACAACCTCGGCTGCTGGTGGCGCAGGAGGTGTTTTAGGCGCAGCAGCTGGGCTGGCCAACCAAATACCCGGCGGTCAAGCATTGGGGGCAATACTTGGTGCAGGATCATCTCTGTTAACTGCGGCACAGTCTTCCACAGGTGGCGCAACTGGCGGCAGTCATGTACCAACTAAGAGTAGTTTTACTATTGGCCTACAGACTGCTTATAGTAGAGAAAGTGTTAGAACATTCAGCTTACAAAAATTTGTCAACGGTGATTACATGACAAGTTCGGGCGCAGGATACGTATAATGGCAAAATACACAGCAAAAAGTCCGTGGTTCTCTACTACAATTAAAGATGACTACTTAGATGTCTTATCTATTCGTACTGTATCAGCAGAATCTGATGATTTTCTTTATACGATAGAACCTCAGTATACATATAGACCAGATTTATTGGCACACGACTTGTACGGTGATGCCGCCTTGTGGTGGGTATTTACACAGAGAAATTTAGATGTTATACAAGATCCTGTATTTGATTTTATACCCGGTACACAAATTTATATTCCTAAAGGAAATAGTTTGAAAACAATTCTAGGATTATAATATGGCATATAGTTTTGATGTAAAAGAAACTGCCACTAATGCAGTTACAGCAGTCACTAACAAACTTAGTAATACAGGGTTAGCAAAAGATTTAGCTGCTTCTATACCCCAGACAGCTAGTCAACTACAGGTAGCAGCAAATAAAGTAGTGGGACAAGTTTCTAATCTAATAAAAGACCCGCTTGGCGCTTTTAATATTGATATTGGCCAGTTGTTAAAAGCACCTTCGATGCGAGCAGCAACAACGTCGATAGATACACAGCCGCCATATCCAAATGTGCTCGGTGTGTTCGCCAGCTATAATTACATTTTTACACTGGCCGCACTAAGTGATCAAGAAATAAATTTTCCCGATACTACTTATAGAGCCACTGGTCCTAAAACTATTATTTGTAAAAGTGGTAACGGCGATCCTTTTAACAGAGTGCAAACAGAATACGGACAGTTTGATTTTTTCATTGATAATTTTACCATGAATAGTATCATGGGGTGGGATAAGACTACGCAGAATACCAGTGCTACTACCATGGATTTTGAAATAACTGAACCGTATTCAATGGGGATGTTCATGCAATCGCTTGCAGTTACGTCTGAACGTGCTGGCCATAATGGATATATAGAAACTCCGTTTTTATTCACAATTGAATTTAAAGGGTTCACTGAACAAAATGAAGTAATAGATTTACCTCAACTGAAAAAATACATACCTATTAAATTACAGACTATTGAAATGCACGTAACCGGTAAAGGCGCTACTTATAAAATTAGTGCCATAGCATGGAACGATGGGCGCACTCAGATAGATATACTAAACTTAAATCTGATGTTGGCATTAAAGGAAAAACCGTCCAAGAAGTTTTACAAACAGGCGAAAATAGTCTTCAAAAAGTATTAAACGATTACCAACAATTGCAGGTAAAAGATGGTTCGGTAAATGTTGCAGATCAAATAGTTATTTTGTTTCCAACAGATATTGCCAGTTCTTCTTCGACTTCTAATTCTGGATCAAATCAGAAAGAAAGTTCGTCAACAGCCACAGCAAACCCTAGTGTTAGCGCAAACGAAAATACATTATTTCAAAAGTTAGGAGTCGTTGAAACAAACATCGGTTCAGTGACTAATTTGGTTCAAGAAACTACTAATTGTAATGCTATTGGCGCATCGAGTATGGGATATAGTACTGTGAAAAAAGGTGATACTCCTTATGCTAAAGAAGAACAAGCATACGATGAAAAAACTAGTACTTGGCTTCCTATCACGCCCGACGTCAGCGTAGGTAACCTACAGTTTAAACAAAGTAGTGATATAGTCAATGCAATTAATCAAGTTATTATTCAAAGCGATTATGCTAGACAAGCACTGAAAAAAGAACAGATCGACAGTAATGGTATGATACCTTGGTGGCGAATTGACACTGAATTTTATCAAATATCCAGTGAAGCAAACTATACCAAGACTGGAACTAAGCCTAGACTGATAGTCTATAGGGTTGTTCCTTATCGTGTACATTCTGGAAAGTTTATGCCGGCAAATACACCTGCTCCGGGATTTGATAATTTAAAAAAGCAAGCAATTAAAGAATACAATTATATATACACTGGTAAAAATTTAGATGTTATAGATTTTAGCATTGATATTAAGGCCGGATTCTTTACAAAGTTCACAGCTGGAAATAACAGTCAATCTCAAGACGTTAAAGAACAGGCTAATAACAGTAATGTAGATGGGGCCAATGTTGAAACACCACCGCTAGAAGGACAAAAAAATCCTGTAACTGGATCTACTGGAACTAAAACATTACCGGTAGGAACTATAACAAGTTCAGATAGACATGGTGGCGGAGGCTCAGAAACAGTTGAAACTCGAGTAGCAAGACAATTTTATGAAGCAGTTACTGAAGGTGCTGACATGTTAACTGTTGATTTAAAGATAATTGGTGATCCATATTATATTGGTGATAGTGGCCTAGGAAATTATTCTGCTCCTACTACTACCGGTCTAACAAATATGAATGATAATGGCTCGGTAGATTATCAAACTGGTGAAGTTGATATAGTAGTTAATTTTAGAACTCCGATTGATATTAATCAAAGCACTGGAATGTATGATTTTGCAGATTCAAAAATACTATTAAATTATTCTGGATTATTTAAAGTTAACACTGTTACAAATACTTTTAGTCGAGGCCAATTTACTCAAGTATTGCATCTTAATAGAAGAGGAATGCAAGAAGCTGCTAAACAAAATGCTGCTAATTATGCAACTAAGTTTCCTGGAGCTGAAGTACAAGCCGATCCTGAAACAACTAATTCAACATCGGTTCCTCCTAGTACCGCACCTCCTAACGAAGGGCAACAGGCAGTTAATGCAACCAATACTAGCATACTAGGTGCAATAACTGGAAATAATAATAGTACAAATAGAGCTTATCAAGGCGTTCCCAGCGGGGCAAGACTATAATGTCAGAAGAAATTAGATCATCACAACAACCTACACCACAACCGGGACCATTCCTGGCCAAAGTAATTAGCCATCTTGATCCTAATTACATGGGAGGTCTACAAGTTGAACTTTTAAGACCTGTTGGCAACGAAAGTGGTGCAGAGGGAAATCTTATTCAAGTAAAATACATGAGCCCTTTTGCTGGACAAACTAGTGTTGACTTTATAAATCAAAATAATGACTATAACGGAACACAAAAATCTTACGGATGGTGGGCAGTACCTCCAGATGTAGGATCTACAGTTGTAGTAATCTTTATTGACGGAGATCCCAAGCGTGGCTTTTGGATAGGCTGTGTTGCTGACAATGATCAAAACTTTATGGTGCCAGGAGTTGCTGCAACAAAGTATAATGTTGAAGGACAGTATACTAGGGCACCCGTTGCCGAATACAATAAGAAGCTTGCAGGAGCATCGGAATTAGATTCAACTAAAATTAAAAAGCCCCAGCACCCTCTAACAGATAAACTATCGTCTCAAGGATTAATTAATGATGATATACGGGGAATTACAACTAGTAGTGCCCGTAGAGAAACTCCCAGTTCGGTATTTGGTATTAGTACCCCGGGCCCAATAGATAAAAGATCAACTGCTCCCAAGGGAAGAGTTGGAAAATTAAATAATCAAGTTAATAAATTTATTAGTAGATTAGGCGGAACAACCTTTGTTATGGATGACGGAGATGATAAGTTTCTTCGTAAAAATTCTGCAAGCGAAAGTCCTCCAGACTATACCAGTGTAGCCAACGGAGAAACAGACGGCCAGCCAGACATACCGCATAACGAGCTAGTAAGAATTCGTACTCGTACTGGTCATCAAATTCTTTTACACAATAGTGAAGATTTAATCTACATTGGTAACGCCAAAGGTACAACTTGGATTGAATTGACCAGTAACGGTAAGATTGATATATTTGCTGAAGATAGCATTAGTATTCATACTGGGCAAGATATGAATTTTTATGCTGACCGTGATATTAATTTAGAAGCTGGACGGAATGTAAACATCAAAGCTGCTACTATATTTCACGCAGAAGCTGGCACAGACTATCATTTAATTGCAGCACAGGATGGTAAAATTACAGTGGGCGGTACTAGTAATATTAGCGCAGGTGGAAATCATATAGAAACTGCAACACAAATTCATATGAACGGTCCAAGCGCGGCCACTGCTAGTGAATTAAGCACGTTTCCAAATCCCGATGCATCTGGTAGCGCATTTAAAAGTATTATGATGCGGATACCAACTCACGAACCTTGGCCCTATCATGAAAATTTAGATCCAACAATGTTTACCTCTGATAAAACCGACAGAGAAGTAGGAAGAACAACAGCAACGATTCCTAAATACTGGAAAAAATATTCTACAGTTGTTGACCCGTTTGAAAAAGTTAAGCCGCCAGAAACAACCCAGCCAGCGGGCAATGCTAGTCCGTTTGGCAACAGAAGAGGAAGATAATAATGAGTACTAATGCTAATCTATATGAAAAAATTGTATTAAAACCGCCCTACCAAGCTACAGAACTTCCGGGGACTCAAGCGTATAAGGGATTTAGCACAGTTAGCTCTGCCAGTGAGAACTCTTCATTATTTGATTTAGAATTAATCAAACAAGATATATTAAATCACTTTCATGTTCGACAAGGCGAGCGCCTAATGAATCCTACATTTGGTACTATCATTTGGGATATACTTTTTGAACCATTAACCGAAGATCTTAAACAGGTTGTGACTAAGAATGTTACAGACATTATTAACTATGATCCCCGTGTTAAAGCTGATCAGGTTATTGTTACAGCCTACGAAAGTGGCATACAAATAGAATGTATTCTAACCTATTTGCCCTATAATATCAGTCAGAGTATGCGTATATCATTTGATCAAAGCAACGGATTATTAGCAGAGTAAAATACGCAGTTATTTAGATCCGATAAATATTAAAAACAGGAACAACTATGTCATCAACCGATAGACAAAATAGATTATTAGTAGCAGAGGACTGGAAAAAAGTATACCAGTCTTTCCGTAATGCTGACTTCCAGAGCTACGACTTTGAAAATCTACGTAGGACAATGATCTCCTACATTCGTCAAAATTACCCAGAAGATTACAACGACTACATTGAATCATCAGAATACCTTGCCCTAATTGACCTTATTGCATTTTTGGGCCAAAGCATAGCTTTCCGTGTTGATTTAAATGCCCGTGAAAACTTCTTAGAACTAGCAGAGCGTCGCGAAAGTGTGCTACGTCTAGCACGTTTACTAAGCTATAATGCTAAACGTAATCAAACAGCAAACGGACTATTAAAGTTTGGCAGCGTAAGAACAACTCAAAATGTACTAGATTCAAACAGCCGAAATCTTTCAGGACAATTAGTTGTATGGAATGACCCTGCTAATGCAAATTGGTACGACCAATTTATTAAAATTATCAACGCATCTTTATCACAGTCTAATCAGTACGGAAGCCCAGAGGATAAAAATACAATCTATGGAATTCCCACAGAACAATATAGAATACAGGGTATTAATACTGATGTTCCTGTGTATGCGTTTAATAAATCAATTGACGGTAGAACAATGAGCTTTGAAATTGTGTCTACATCAATTAGCGGGCAAGACTATATCTATGAAGAAACTCCTCGCATTGGTAATCATCTAGCATTTTTATATCGAGATGACGGCCGAGGAGCAGCCAGTGTTAATACGGGATTCTTCCTACATTTCCGTCAAGGTACCCTAAATCAAGGGTCGTTTTCTATTACACAACCCAACAATAACGAGTCAATTGATATTGATGCTATTAACATTAATGACTCAGATGTATGGTTACATCGTTTAGATAAGAACGGATTAGAAACAGAAGAATGGGCAAAAGTTCCTAGCTTTGAAGGCAACAATGTTATCTATAACAGCCTAAAGAAAAATATCAAGAACATCTATGGCGTTGTTAGTCGAGTTGGCGATCGAGTTAGCCTAGCATTCAGCGATGGCACATTTGGTAATTTACCGTTAGGCACATTTAGAACTTATTATAGAACTAGCAACGGTTTAACTTACACAATTAATCCTAAAGATTTAAAGAGCGTGGCAATTGATATTCCCTACATCTCAAATGTTGGCCAGAGAGAAACGTTATCAATTAGTTTAAATTTACAGACCAGCGTTAGTAACAGTGTTCCTACAGAATCTAATACTAATATTAAAGCTAACGCACCTGCAACTTACTATACACAAAATAGAATGATCACCGGCGAAGACTATAATATTAGTCCCTTGTCTGTTAATCAAGACGTGGCAAAAATAAAAAGTGTAAACAGAGCTAGTAGCGGCATTAGTAGATATTTTGACTTGAAAGATCCTACAGGAAAATATTCGTCAACAAATATTTTTGCCACTGACGGCATTCTTTACAAGCAAGAGTACACAGATTTTTTTAATTTTACATTTGTATCTCAGACTGATGTTGAAAGCGTCATCTACAATAATGTACTAGATGCCCTTAAAGATAACAACTTAAGAAATTTTTACTATGGAAAATTTAAAAATATTAACGTTGAAACATTAGAAATTAAATGGAGAAATGTAACCAGCGATACTAGTGAAAGTACAGGATACTTTGAATCATCGGTAATAGATTCTGCTAAATTTAAAGTAGGAAGTTACACAACCACTAATTTAAAATACGTTGAAGTAGGATCGTTAATTAAATTTAAAGCACCAACTGGTTACTATTTTCAAACCGATAAAAATAATGAATTAATACAAGGTACCGCTACCTCTTTAAACTCGGCTAATGAAATATGGGCCACGGTAGTTTCAGTTTCGGGTGACGGTACTGCGGGAGGCACAGGCACATTATCAACAGGCCTTGGTCCGGTAGTATTGAATACAGTGATTCCTAATATCTATATTTCCCCAACAAGTATTACCCGTCCTACAATAACTCAAGTTATACCAAAATGGCGAACTACTTTAGATGCTAGCACTATTGCTACGATGATTGATCTAATATTTGCCAATAAATCTTTTGGACTAAGATATAGTACTGATACTAAATCTTGGGAGATAATTTTTGAAACAAACTTAGATGCTAAGTCTCCTTTTAGCTTAGATAAAGAAAACGATAACACTAACCAACAAAAAAATGCTAGTTGGTTGTTACTGTTTACAACAAACAAAGAGCAATATACAGTTACTAGTCGACTGTTGCGATATGTCTTTGAAAGCGATAAACAACTTCGTTTTTACTTTGATAAAACTAACAAAGTTTATGATAGTACAACTAATTTAATAGTTAGAGATGAAATTAACGTACTAAACATTAATACACAACCGGGCGGCAGTACTAGTCCTTTTACCACTAATTTAGCATGGGAAATTAGTAACGAATTTAAAGGGCTCGATGGTTATAAAGATAGTAAGAAAATTGAAATCACATTTGCAGATTCAAATGACGATGGCATTGTAGATAATCCTGAGTTATTTACTCAGCTAGTTCAGCCCACAGTTAATCCATTGACAAAGTATATTACTTTAGAAAAATATACAATAGAGCAAGGACAAGAGGATTATCGATATGTGTCTAATGCAGCTGAGACTGTGCTGATATTTGAAACTGAAACTGCTATCGGAAGTACAGCGCAATATGTTGACGGCCAATATTTTTATTTTACAACAACAGCAGTTGTTAAAAAATTGAATAAGACACTGGGTAGACTAGTGGCATCTTTAGATTATAGGGTTTATCAAGGACGAGATAACATCAAGTTTCAATATGTGCATAATGCTGATTACGAATCAAGAATTGATCCAGGTATGAGCAACATTATAGATATTTTTGTCTTAACTAAGACTTACGATGTACAATTTAGACAGTGGCTAAATGGTAGTTTAGAGTACGAACCATTGGCTCCTAGTTCAGATACACTGTATCAAACTCTAGCACCGTCATTAAATTTAATTAAATCTATAAGCGATGAAATTATATATCACCCGGTAAAATATAAAGTATTGTTTGGCCCAGATGCTGCCTTAGATCTACAAGCAACATTTAAGGTGATAAAAAATACAGCTCAAGTTTCTAGCGACAACGAGATTAAAGCAAATGTTCTTTCAGCAATAAACGAATTTTTTGCTTTAGAAAATTGGGACTTTGGAGATAAGTTTTACTTTACAGAGTTGTCAACGTATGTTATGAATCGACTTGCCCCTTTACTAACTAATTTTGTAATAGTTCCTAAGGCCAGCGGTCTTACCTTTGGTAGCTTATTTGAAATAACAGCAGAGTCGGATCAGTTGTTTATCAATGGAGCTACCGTTGACAACATTGAAATTGTTACAAATATCACAGCAACTACTATAAAAGCTTCGGGCGATACTACAATATCACCCACTTCATTAACACAACAAAATATTACCAGCGCATAAGCGGAGAATAAATGAGCAACAATCAATCTGAAAATCCAGTTCCAATATCTGGAAATCAAAAAAGAAAAAATTCTGAACTGATTCCTCGATATTATAGAACGGATACTAATAAAAAGTTTATTCAAGCAACGCTTGATCAACTTACACAACCCGGCGCAGTAAAAAAAGTTACGGGATTTATTGGTAGACAAAATGCTAAGTCATCTACAACATCAGATATCTTTGTAAGCGCAGTTGACAGCCAACGAAAGAATTATCAATTAGAACCGGGAATGGTTGTAAAAGACACACTGGATAATGTTGAGTTTTATAAAGACTATATTGATTATATTAATCAACTAAGTGTACTTGGCGCTGACGTGTCTAATCATGAACGCCTAAATCGACAAGAATTATATTCATGGAATCCGCACATTGATTGGGATAAATTTGTAAATTTCCAACAATATTATTGGTTGCCCTACGGACCCAGTGTTGTTGAGGTTTATGGAAATCAACGTAAAATTGACAGTACATATACTGTACAAGTAGATGATGCGATGGGTTACAAGGAGTATTTGTTTACTCCTAACGGACTAACTCGAAATCCCGCATTAAAATTATACAGGGGACAAACTTACAATTTTGAGATTGTTAGCCCAGGGGAGCCATTTAGTATTAAAACTGAAAAATCACTCGGTGACCAAGACCGTTATGATTGGGGCGATCTAACAACCTTTGCAATAGAAAAAGGTACAATCTCTATAACTATTCCGTTAAATGCTCCTAAAATTCTTTACTACGTAAGTGAAAATAATGCTGACCTAGGTGGAGTTTTTAAAATATATGACATTAAAGATAACACTGAAATTGATGTTGAAAATCAATTAATCGGCAAAAGAACTTATAAATTACCCGACGGCACACCTCTTAGTAACGGGATGAAATTAAAATTTAGAGGTCAAATAACTCCTGAAAAATATGCCCAAGGATTGTTTTATGTAGAAGGCGTAGGTACTAGTATTACTCTAATAAATGAAAGAGACTTAGAGATTATAACTAGTTTTTCTGATAGTTTCTCAGTACCTTTTGATGATACACCGTTTGACCAATATTCGTTTGATGTAGCAACCTCATACGGTACATCAAAAGATTATCTCACTATCAACAGGGCCAGCACAGATAAGAATCCTTGGTCAAGATACAATCGATGGTTCCACCAAGATGTGATCAAAACTAGCGCAAAAATCAACGGACAGATTGCTTCTTTAGATCAAGATGTTAGGGCAATACGTCCTATTATTGAATTCCAAGCAGGTCTAAAATTATACAATTTTGGAATTGAAGCAACACTTGATGTTGATTTAATAGACACTGTTACAGCAGATGTGTTTTCAACAATTGAAGGCCAACTAGGCTATGCAATTGACGGTGTTAGACTAATACAAAATCAGCGTATATTGTTTGTTGCTGATACTGATATACTGGTAAAAAATAAAATATATCGAGTTGATTTTATAAATGTCACGCCACCTGGCGAACCAATTCGCCGCCAAATACATCTAGTAGAAGAGACTACTCCATTTAATTTTGCAACAGTGTTAGTTAAGTATGGTTTAAAAAATCAAGGGTTAATGTATTGGTATGATCAGTCTAGCTGGGTGTTAGCACAAAACAAGACAGGGGTTAATCAAGCTCCGTTATTTGATATAGTTGATCAAGATGGCACAAGTTACGGTAATATTACCGTTTATGGATCGTCAACATTCATAGGTACAAAATTATTTTCCTACAAAGTTGGTTCAGGCGTTGATGATAGTAAACTAGGATTTCCGTTATCTTATAAAAATATTAATAACATTGGAGATATAGTTTTTAATTTTAATATTCTAAGTGATACTTTTATTTTTAAAAGTGCAACTACCGTAGAAACTCGTTCGGTTGCTCTTGGCAAGTTAATTAAAGCATCAGGCGTGGATAATCTTTCTCTTGTATCTGGTTGGGAAATTAGCAAGGTTGATCGATATCAACCTGTTGTTAGAATTTATAGAGACATTAATCAGACAAATGATTTTAATATTGATGTCTACGATAACATTACTGATCTATTAGATCTAGAAGTTAGGGTATACTTAAACGGAAAACGATTAGATAAAAAGTATTGGGAAGTTAAAAACGGAACCAAATTTAAATATGTTCATTTAGATATCGATCTAATGTTAGCAGATGAGATATCGTATTCTTCAGTTGATGTTATTACTTTAAAAACTTTTGCAGTACAAGCAAAGAACAGTAATGGGTATTATGAAGTACCTATTAATTTACAAAATAATCCAATGAATGACTCTGTCATTGAATTTACTCTTGGCGAAGTAATCGATCACGTTGATACAATTATTGATAACTTATATACGTTTGAAGGAGTATATCTCGGATCAAGTAATCTTAGAGATCTAGGAAATGTAAGCCCTTATGGAACAAGATTTGTACAACATGCTGGCCCATTGCCATTGGCATTATACCACATTACTAATAAATCAAATAACATTATAAAGGCGCTAGAACAATCTAAAAATGACTATGGCGCATTTAAGCGTAGTTTTATCAGTGTATCAGAAAATTTAGGCATTGATACTGCACCAGTTCAATTTGTTGATTTAATTTTAAACGAACTTAATAAAAATAAACCTAAAACAGCATCATATTATTTTAGCGATATGGTAGCATTTGGTGCTGCCATTACCACTAATATTACAGTAGTTGATTATAGAATTAAAACATATCCGCTATCAGCTACTTTTACCCTTGATACTCTAAGTACAAAAGCTGTACTAGTTTATCTAAACAATGAACAACTATTATATGAATTAGATTATACATTTAATTCAGAAGGATTTATAGTATTAACCAGCAGACCGCAGATTGAAAATAAAGATGTAATTACTATAGTTGAGTATGATAGTACTGATGGCAGTTTTGTGCCATCTACTCCCACTAAACTTGGTATGTGGCCAAAGTACGAGCCGATGAAATTTTTAGATACAACTTTGATTACTCCTCGTGAAGTAATACAAGGACATGATGGTAGTATTATTTTAGCCTATGGTGATTATCGAGATGATTTATTATTAGAGTTAGAAAAACGTATCTTTAATAATATTAAAATTAAATATGATCCAACTATTTTTAACGTTGATGATTTAATTCCTAGATACGCTGTAACTAATGATTATACACTAGCAGAATTCAATAAAGTATTAGCACCTAATTTTTATCAATGGACAAGTTTCATAGGTAGAGATTTTACTAAACCGTTGTCGTATGATAAAGCTAGTCCTTTTACCTTTAATTATTCGTCTGTAACTGCTCCAGATGGCAGACCTTCTCCGGGTTATTGGAGAGGATTATATAAATGGGTCTACGATACTGATAGACCTCACCTATGTCCTTGGGAAATGTTGGGATTTTCAATAATGCCTGATTGGTGGGAAACTCTGTATGGTCAAGCGCCTTATACATCTGATAATACAGTTATGTGGCAAGATATATCAGAAAGTAAAATTAAAGTACCCGGGATGCCTGAAGCTCGAGCCGAGGGTTATGCCAAGCCCTATCTAATGGATTATATCCCAGTTAACGAGTATGGCGAATTAAAATCGCCAATTGATACAAATTTAATTAGTGGAGCAGTAGAATATACTAGTAGTAACGATTTTATCTTTGGCGACAACAGCCCAATAGAAGCTGCATGGCGCCGTAGTTCTTACTATCCGTTCAGTGTTATATCTGCACTTTTATTGACATACCCTGCAAGAGTAATGGGTGTATTATTTGATCGCTCGCGAATTATTCGCGATCAATCTGGACAACTTGTTTATAAAGACACTAGTTTAAGATTACAATTAAAAGATATAGTAACACCCAGCGTTTATACAGACAGCATCCGAGTACAAACCGCAGGCCTTGTTAATTATATTATTGATTATATACAAAGCGATAATCAAAGATCTTTAACACAATACAAGTACGATCTAGTTAATAGTACTATTCAACTGGCCTACAGAGTCTCGGGATTTACAGAAAAAGAGAAATTTAATTTGTTATTGGATTCTAAAAATCCAACGGCTGTTGGCGGAGTATATGTTCCTCAAGAAAACTTTTCTATCTTTTTAAACAGCTCAAGCCCTATCAAGAAGATTGTGTACAGCGGAGTGATCATTACTAAGCTATCTACTGGCTATGAAGTAAAAGGATACAGTAAATCTAATCCGTACTTTTATTATTACCCTTGGATAAATCCAGGATATAAAATTAACATCGGCGGAATAAGTGAGTCGTATTCTATCTGGACCTCTGATCAACAATACCTCGGCGGAAAAATTGTTCAATACAATAACGCCTATTATAGATCATCTACAACCCACACAACCGGATCTTCTTTTGATTCTAGATATTATCAACCTTTATCAGCATTACCTATTACTGGCGGCAAGGATGCAATGATTAGAACGTCATGGGATCGTACAGAGCCTGTTACAGTTGCCTACGGAACAAAATTTAGAACAATTCAAGAAGTAGTTGATTTCTTAGTAGGCTACGGTGAATACTTAAAAGATCAAGGTTTTGTATTTGATACATTTAATACTAATCTTGAAGAAGTAACTAATTGGATAACCAGTGCTAAAGAATTTTTATTCTGGACTACACAAAATTGGTCTAACGGTGAAGATAAGTGGGCTGACTGGTCTCCAGAAACATCGTACCGTGCAGGAGAAATAGTTCAATATAATGGCGACTATTATGAAATATTAATTGATGTTACTGTTGGAGACTTTTTTGATATTGAAGCACGGTACTACAGAAAACTTGAAGAATTATCAACAGTGGGTGCCAGCGTACTTGCACTAAGTCCTTCAGCTGAAGGATTAACTATTAACAGTAATCTTTCTGTGATAGAAGATATAACGGATCAATTTAATGTATATGAATTCTTTAAAGTTGACGGTACTAAACTTGACCCAGATTTTATTAATTCATACAGAGATGAAAATCAAACACAATATTCTCCAAGAAATGACAGCATATACGGTGCTGCTTTTTACTTTGTACAAAAAGAGCACATAGCATTATTAGATAATTCTACATTATTTAATGATACAATTTATCAACCAACTACTGGATATCGTCAAGAAAAAATTAAACTATTAAGTTATGCATCTACTGGATGGTATGGCGGTTTTGACATTCCAGGATTCATATATGACCAAGCAAATATTTCAACATGGAATGAATGGACTGATTATAACCTAGGCGATACTGTTAAGTATAAAGAATTTTATTACAGCGCAAGTTCATTTATCTCCGGCGCAGTTGAGTTCGACAGCACTCTGTGGATTAAATTAGATAAGAAACCAACATCTAAATTATTGCCTAATTGGAGTTATAAAGCAGAACAGTTTACAGATTTTTACAGTTTAGATAGTGATAACTTTGATGCCGGCCAACAAAAAGTTGCACAACATTTAATTGGATATCAGAAGCGTCAGTACCTTGAAAATATTATTAAAGATGATATCTCAGAATATAAATTTTATCAAGGCATGATTATCGAAAAAGGTACGCAAAATGTACTTAATAAATTGTTTGATGTACTGAGTGCTGATAATTTAGAAAGCCTTAAGTTCTTTGAAGAGTGGGCAGTCCGAGTGGGACAATACGGATCAGTTAACGCTTTTGATGAAATTGAATTTGAATTAGATGAGTCATTGTTTAAAAGTAATCCTCAAGCAGTTGAGTTAGTTACTACAGTTGATAATACATTGTTTGATTTTGTTATTAGACAGACGCCCAACGATATATATTTAAAACCACTAGGCTATAATTCTAATCCTTGGCCGACACAAGCTAATGCTCAACCATATTTAAGAACTCCGGGCTATGTAAAGATCGATGAAGTATCTGATAATGTTGGAACGCTTGATGAGATGTTAACAAGAGACATCACACTCTTTAATGAAGGTGATTATGTATGGGCGGGATTTGAAGGTCGAGACTGGAATGTTTATAGATTAACAAAAACTAATTTTAAATTAATAGATATCAGTTACACTAATTCAGTTTTGACCCTAACTGTAAACACTGATATTAATCTAGTCAAAGGCAACGTAATTGGAATTATAAATGCAATTGGAGTTCAGGGGTTTTATAAAATTTCCTCAGTTAGTTTAAATGTAATAACAATATCACAAGAATTACCAGACTATCCAGACTCAGTTGATTACACACAAATAATATTATTCTATTTTGATTCTCAACGTATATCGTCTATTGATGATGCTAATCCTAGGATGCCAAAAGTTATTAAGACAAATGAATTGTTATGGGTCGATGACAATGGCACTGGAAAGTGGTCAGTGTATAAGCATACCTCTGTCTATGCAGTTGATACAATTAGCTATTCAAGACCTCAAAACGGTCTACAGTTTGGAAAATCGATTGCTCTTGATCTAACAGCATCAAACTCTGCAGTTTCTAATTCTAAAAATGAAGTGCATGTCTACAACAGAGTTGGTTACAACTCACCTTGGCAAATTAGACAAGTTCTTGAATTACCTTTTAACATCTCAACTACTACCCTAGGAGAGTTTGGTGCATCACTGGCATTTTCTAGTACTAGTGAATGGTTGGCAGTTGGCACACCGGACGCATCTAAAGTATTAAAAACAGAGTTTCCGGCAGAACTTGATGTTGTTCCTGTAGAAATAACTAAAACAGCAGTGACATGGAGTACATCTGCATCTGTTAAAGATTCTCAATATGTTAAAGTTATACAAACAGATGCTACGTACTATTATCAATCTGCTGCACATTTACAAACAACAGCAACAATTACAGCGGCAACTGCTAAAATTTCTCTTCCTAGCACTGTTGGAATTTACGTAGGAATGACTGTAGTTTTTAATGCTACTACTACTAACACAATTAATCTTGGCAATTTAAATATTAGAGGAGGTGATCCTTTAGTACCTGGGGATTTAACTTATTATGTTAAAGAAATAGTGTCCGGCGGCATTAACATTAAAAATAGTCTTGGCACACTGATTACCCCAACAGTTAGTGGAGCATTAACAGCAACTATAGGTAATCTTAATACATCTACTACAAAGACTACTGCGTCTGTGAACGCTGTTGATGTATTCCGAATCACAGTTGCCACAACAGTAGGCATGGTTGTAGGCATGAAAATTGTATTCACCGGCCGAGGGTTTGGTGGAATTATTCCAGGTTTTAGGTATTATATCCACTCAATTTTTAGCAATACACAAATTACAATTAGCGAAACATTTGGCGGCGCAAAATTTGAAGTAGCAACCAGTTCTGGGTCAATGACAGCAGTGACTAACAGTGTATTCTCAGTAACTAGGCCAGGTAGTGTAGGAGATATAACTCCGCTTGATGGTAACTACCATGCCTACGGCACTAACATTTTGTCCTTTAAAGCACGAACCAGTACCTACGCTAACCAAGGTATGGTTACTTTATATCAGAAACAAACTAACGGCCAGTACAATTACTATAAAACTTTTATATCCCCAGTATCAGGTGAGAATGAATATTTTGGATCTGTGTTAAAATTTATTGATGATGACAAGTTATTAATAACTGCTCCTCAATCTGATAACTCAGGAAAAGTTTATCGATTCGATTACGACTCAACAGACTGGGCTTCTAATGGCACCATTGGCGGCGCAGTACTTGCTAGAAGTTTAGAAGTATCAACTGATAACAGTACATTATTGATCTCAGCCCCTGGTGTTAATGAGAATGACGGCGCAGTATACATCTATAAGAATTTAACACTCTTAGACACATTAAGTGGAATAGCGAACTCACACGAACACTTTGGCTCTAGTGTAACTGTTAGTGATGATGGAACTTACATTGGTGTGAGTAGTAACTTTGCAGATAATATGCTAATCGATCAAGGCAAGGTAACTATATACAAAAAAATAGATGATGAGTATACGGTTTTCCAAACAATAATTAGACCATATCCCGAACAAGGCGAAAAGTTTGGTACTAAGATATCCTTCATGAATGACAGCGATACTCTAGTAATCTTTAGCATTAATGGTGATAATAGAACTGCTTACTCATTCGATGATAGCACTACGGTATTTGATAACGGTGCGTTGACCATTATAGATCTTGATGAGGATTCTGGACGAGTAGACATTTATGATAGATATGCAACAAAATGGATATTCTCAGAAAGTTTACCTGCATATAACACATCTGCTTCTAGATATGGTACAGGATTTGAAGCACATAATAATCACATCCTTGTATCTGCACCGTATGCTATTAATACTGAGCTAGTATCGGGCGCAGTCTATGATTATACTAAAGCATCAGGTAAAAAATCTTGGGCAGTCGATCGAACAGAAATAGATACTGTTAATTTAGAAAAAATTAAACAAGTATTTTTATACAACAAGAAAACTAAGGAATTAGTAGAATACTTAGATATTATTGATCCAGTTCAAGGTAAGATTGCTGGAATTGCCGATCAAGAAATTAAATTTAAAACTTACTATGACCCTGCAATTTATTCTATCGGAACTGAAGAATTAAATGTGGACGACGGACAATCGTGGACTACAAAAAATGTTGGTATGTTATGGTGGAATTTAACCAATGCAAAATTCTTAGATAGTTATAATGGCGATATAGTTTATCAAAATTCTACTTGGAATACATTGTATACTAGCGGAAGCATCGATGTATATGAGTGGGTAGCATCAACATTGTTGCCTGAAGACTGGGATGCTATAGCCGACACTCAAGAAGGGTTAGCCAACAATATAAGTGGTACAAGTTTATATGGTAACTCTGCGTATAGTGTTAAACAGACCTATGATAATATTGCTCAAACAATTAAAAATACATATTATTTCTGGGTTAAAAATAAAACAGTAGTACCTAACATAGAAGACCGTACAATTTCAGCAAGAGATGTTGCTAATTTAATTGAAAATCCAAAAGGGTTTGGTTATAAGTATATTGCATTTACCGGAAAAAACAGTTTTAGTCTTGTTAATGTTAGAGATTTATTAAAAGGCACTGACATAAATTTATACATTGAATATTGGTTGATTGATGATTATACAATCAATAGTCATCACCAATGGAAACTAATCAGTGACGATATTAATACTTCTTTACCTGCATCAATTGAAAATAAATGGATTGACAGTCTGTGTGGTAAAGACTCTTATGATAGGGTAATACCTGATATATCGTTGCCGCCTAAACTGCGCTACGGTATTGAAAATCGTCCTCGACAAGGGATGTTTATTAATAGATACGAAGCATTAAAACAATATATTGAAAGAGTCAATGATATTTTAATGAAACATATTATTGTTGAAGAGTGTGACTTAACTGACTTGACTAGTTATGAAGAAGAACCAGCTAAACTTAACGGAGAATATGATGTTGTCAAAGATACCGACAGCGAATTAAGATTAGTGGGCACTGCTTCTATAAGAACTCCTTCGTTAGTTCCTGTTATTGAAGATGGAAAAATTGTTGATGTTACTATTATTGAGACCGGTGCTGGGTATGTAAATGCCCCTTACCTAATAATATCAGGTTCGGGTATTGATGCTAAAATTAAAACAGTGTTGAGCATTGTTGGCGGGGTTAGTTCTGTTATTATAGAAAATGTTGGAGAAGGTTATGATATTAGTAATACAACATTATCAATTAGACCATTCTCTGCATTAGTACATTTTGATTCTACTGCCTTTGACAAGTGGAGTATACACGCCTATGATCTAACCACAGAAACTTGGAGTAGAGTTAAAAGCCAAAGTTTCGATGTTAGCAAATATTGGAATTATGCTGATTGGTATCAAACTGGATATACAGAATTTACTCCGGTGAATTTTTCACTAACTGCTTTATATGAACTATCATCTATTAGTGTTGAAATTGGACAAGTTGTAAAAATTAATACAGTTGGCTCTGGCGGCTGGTTACTACTTGAGAAGTATGCTGATAGTACCTCTGTTGATTATACACAATCTTATAATGTTGTTGGCAGAGAAAAGGGTACAATTCAATTCTCGAGCACTTTATATAAATTTAGAAATACAGGTTTAGGCTATGACGGTCCTTCTTATGATGGCGATGCATTTGACAATGTTGCTGTAAAAGAACTGCGTGTTATTTTAGAAACTGTTAGAGATAAAATTTTAATAGATAATTTAAAACAAGAATATCTAGATTTATTCTTTGCTAGCCTACGCTACGTTCATAATGAACAGCAGTATGTTGATTGGGCATTTAAAACAAGTTTTATTAGAGCACAACACAATGTTGGCGAGCTAAAAGAAACAGTAACTTATAATAACGATAATTTATCAGATTTTGAACAATACATATCTGAAGTTAAGCCTTATAGGACTAAAATTCGAGAATTTGTAAGTTCATATTCTAAAGTTGACACTGCTAGATCAGTGGTAACAGATTTTGATTTATCGCCAGTATACTTAAACGGTGCAATAACTACAATTCCTACACAAGTAGTTGACGGAAAAATGACCAGTGAGTTGTCAATAGTTGAACAAGATCCTTGGAAAAATTGGTATGACAATGTAGGATTTCAAGTTATAGATATTGTTATAACAGACGGCGGCTCGGATTATTTGTCATCGCCGACCGTGACTATTCGAGGTACTAGCGGCTCGGGCGCTGTGGCTAAAGCATATATTACCAATGGGTATGTAAACAGAGTTTCTTTGGTAACTAAAGGAAGTGGATATTTTGAACCTCCGGAAGTAGTGTTTGAAGGGGGTCTTGATGAAACTGGCGTGGCTGCAACTGCGTCTGCTCAAATAGGAAACAGTTTAGTTAGGTCAAATTATATTAATATTAAATTTGATAGAACTAGCGGACGCTATTATGTAACAGAGTTACAGGCCACAGAAACATTCTCAGCATCTGGGAGTCAAACTTCGTTTAATTTAAAATGGAGTCCAAGCATTAATCTAACAGATTCAACGGTACTAATTGATGGAGTTTCAGCACTAAGGGACAGCTATTCTCTTAGCTCAAAGAAAACAACTAGTAGAGGGTACACTAGTCGTTATGGAGTATTAACTTTTGTGACTGCACCGGCTAAAGGAGCAGTGGTTGAAATAACGTATACAAAAGATTTTAATTATCTATCGGCTGCTGATCGTATCAATTGGTATTACAATCCGGGCACCAACGAATTTGGTAAAGAGTTAAGTCAACTAATGAAAGGAGTTGACTACGGCGGAGTACAAATTAGCGGTTTTGGATTTAGTGTGAGCCAAGGCTGGGGTAGTTTACCTTGGTTCTCTGATGCATGGGATGCTTTAGATCCTACCTTTGACGACTATATTATCACAGTTGGCGCCAGTAATAAAATAATTTCTAGCACTGCAATCCAAACATACGCTTATGGTAACATAATTGAAATTAGTGATATTTCAAATATTTCAGTTGGAAGATCTATCGAATTTACAGGATCTTCAATCGGCGGAATTCCTGCAAATAGTTCTTATTATGTACAATCAGTGACTCCTATCAACCCAGTGGCAATTTACTCGGTTATAAGAGTTGCTTCGACTAAAATTATGTCCGTAAGAAGACAAAATGGCTACGTAGCAGTAATTACAGAAACACCACACGGATATGTAAACGATCAATTGATTACAATTACAGGTATTAACATTCCAGATTTTAATCAAGCAAGTGTTCCTATCTATGTAGTTAAAAGTGAGTACGAATTCACTTATGAAAATCCAGGAGATGATGTAGCAGCAGTAATATCTACAACTCCTTCTTTGACAATAACTGGAGCAACTGTACCAATTGGACCTGCAGAGTTTGTTGGATCAATTAGCAACGGCTTCTCAGCTGCCGGTACAATTTTAGATGTTACCAGTGTTACTAGCGGAACATTGGCTGTGGGGCAGTTGATCTATGGTGACGATATTCTTGAAGGTACATACATACTTTCTTTAGGCACAGGTACTGGTGCAGAGGGAACTTATATTGTCAGCAAACAACAACTTATTGTAAGTGAGACAATAACAGCTACCTTGGTAGTAACATTTACATTTAGAGAACAAATACTACCTCCAGAATTTAATTATCAATTTAGAATCAGTGGTAATAGCAATGACAATTATAACGGTGAATTTATTGGAACTTTAATAAGTTTAACCAGCGTAACTATAGTCTATCCTTATGATCCAGGCGTATTTGATATCATTAGCGAAACTACGATTGAGGCAGCAGGCCTAGTATTTGCAGATAACCCAACAGTTACAATTAGGACACAAGTTCCTCATGGACTAGTCACAGGAAATACTGTTTCAATTGATGGTGGTGAGGATTATCCTACTTTTATTAATAATGATGTAGTAGTCACAGTAATTGATAGTGATCAATTTACCTACGCAAGCTCAGGCGCAACAACTGAAGTTATTATTTTACCAGCAGCTTCTTTCTCAGCTTCGGTGCAAATAACTATGAGTACTATCTTTGGCGATGCTCTATTTGAAGTTGACGATGATACTGGGTTAATGACAATTAAAAATAAAAATTATCCTATTGATTTACCTTATATTCCAACAATTGGGGAAGAAATTAATGCGTATTTCAAACCGGCAGCACCGTTAACTATAACTGTACTGGGACACGATTATACCTATACTAATAAGAAATTTACAAGATTAGACGATACGTTATATATTGGAACACCGTTAGTTGAATCTCCAAATGTAGTTATGGAGATATTTTTAGGTGATGGCGTTGCCAATACAATGTATGTTCCTAATACACTGAATGTATTATCAGGTGATACTTTTATCTTTAGAAAGAAATCGAGTGACGGGTCTATTAAACCTCAAGACATTGACTATGATACAGAGTTATTGGGCGGAAACTTGGCATATACAAGTGCAACCGGACTGGCCGCAGACGACATTATAGTTGATGGTGACGACTTTGTTTCTCCTACAACTAGTGGCGGCACAGAAGAGTGCGTACCTGGTCAAATATCTGATGCTGTGGCAATTAAAGTTCATACTCGTCCTACCGACGGATCCGCTAACATGATTGTTAAAAATTATATTTCAGACGGTGACAAATCTGTTTACTCTATTGGGCAAACCCCTAATTCTCCTAACGCTATTATAGTAAAATATACTAACGTTGATAGAGTTTTAGTTCCAAATGTAGATTATACAATTGATTATAAAAATAATTCAGTTATGTTAGATTCTGTTCCCCCTGTTGGAGAAGCAATCACAATTATTAGCGCAGGATTCAATGGTTCTAATTTACTAGATTTAGATTCATTTATTGCAGATGGAAACACTTCTGAGTTTGTAACACAGGCTCCTTGGTCGTCTACACTATCTTCTTTAGTATACGTAAACGGAGAAGTATTAGATTATGTATTATTCAATACAGATAGCACTTATGAATTTTCAAATCTAGTTGGAATAAGATTTGGCACGCCGCTTGATGAAGGTGCCGTATTAAATTATGTAATCACATCTTCGTCAGACCAATCATTTAGCATGATGCAAAATGAAACGTTTGAAACAGATGGTGAATCCACTGGGTATCTACTAGTTAACAACGTAGGAACAGCACAACCTTTAGAATCTAATATGTTAGTAGTGTCTGATACAGGCACAGTTTATTTGCCTCCGCGCACTGAATATTTTACTATTGTATCACAGCAGGCGACATATTCGTTATCTAAGGATAAGGTACAACCATATAGTGTAGTTGTTAACAACCTCTTTGTATACATTGACGGAGTTGAGAAAAAACGAATTACTGATTACACTGTTGACTTATCAGGTGTATCGGTCATACTTAACTCTAAAGTCTATAGCAGTAATATTGGTAAACAGTTAGTGATAACAGTAATACAAGATAACAGTTATCATTGCGATGGTAGAACAATTACATTTGATCAAGTACCGGATGCTGGCCAAACTATTAGCGTTATCAGTTTTTACAAACATAATGTATTAGATATTAATCAAACAGCTCGTACAGTTAGTTCAAGTGTTTCTTTAGATACTGATTCTATAGAATATTTTGATTATCGAAGCATCTATGGTAAAAATATTAAATTAACACGACCTGTAATTAATAACAGTTATGTTTGGTTATCTAAAAATGGAAAATTATTACAACCAAATATTGATTATAAATTAAATTTAGATCTAGCATCAGTTTACTTAGAGCAAGCACCAGAAACTAATGACCAGTTTTCAATCATGACCTTTAGTAGTAATATTGTGATTGAAAAGTTTGCGTTTATGCAGTTTAAAGATATGTTAAACCGAGTTCATTATAAACGATTATTAACAACTAAGCAAACAGCGTTAGCCCAACCATTACACTGGAATGATACTTCAATAGTTGTAGAGACTGGTTCAATATTAAGTAAACCTAACCCTGATTTAAGATTGCCCGGTATTCTTGAAATCTTTGGTGAGCGTATTGAGTATTACAAAAAGCAAGGTAATACTCTAAGCCAACTACGTCGAGGAACATTGGGTACTGGTGTAAGACCAATTTACGAAACTGGCACTGTAGTACAAGATATTGGACGAAGTGAAACAATCCCGTACAAAGATACTATCTACACTGAACAAAAAACAAGTGACGGATCTTTATCTTATGATTTCCAAGTAACACCGGCAGTCACGTCAAGTACTATCGCTCCGGGCAATACTTGGTATAGAAAAACATCATTATCGTCGGCTATTTCTGCATCTGCAATAACTGCTGGAGACTATTGTGAAATTACTAAAATTGGAAGTTCTGATTTTACAGAAGCGGGTTCTTCTATTAATACTGTAGGTTATAGATTTTATGCCACTGGCCCGGCTACTGGATCTGGAACTGTTAAACTTGTTACATATTCAGGAATTCCACTAACACACGGACAATCAAACGACGTTGAAATATTTGTAGGTGGGTATAACATTGTTGGAGAATGGACAGCAAAGGTCTCTTATACACTAGGTGATGTTGTGTTCTTTGGAACGTACAGTTATCGATGCACTACTGCACATACTAGCAGTACAGAGTTTGATGATACAAAATGGGAATTTTTCACAGGTAATATCAGACTAAGTAAGGTTCCTTATAAAGTACATAATACACGGACTCATAGCGAAAGTCCTGAAGGTGATGCCCAATTTGAAGCTGATTTTTCAGTTGATGGAACTAATAATACAGTACGCTTAACCACTGCACTAAGTCCTGAGACTAAAATAACATTGGTTAAGCGTACAGGGCATGTATGGGCAGATGCAGGATCTTCGTTAGCGCATTCTAATAATGCAATTTCGAGATTTATACAAGACAAATAACCCCTGGTAAGTGGATAGATAAATATAAAGATAAAGAGAGTTTAACATGCAAAATAAGGATTTTTCCGGAGTTCACGTAGAAGGACATATTAAAATATGGGATCCTGCTACGAAAGAAGTTTATGTTAATAAACGTAATGCAATACATTACGAAAACATGAGTGTTGCCCTAGCAGAGAGCCTTGGCAATGCAGGACAAGGATTCATTTATCAAATGGATTTTGGAAACGGTGGTACAGCAGTAGACCCTACAGGTATTATTACATATTTGTCACCAAATACAACAGGTACTAACTCAAGTTTATATAATAGAACTTATTATAAAGTAGTTGACGATCGTTCTAGCACAAATGTTGACCCAACTAGAAATTTTGTTGAGCCCCGCCACGTAACAGGCACTAATTACACTGATGTATTTGTAACTTGTTTACTTGATTACGGTGAGCCAAGCGATCAACAAGCATTTGATAATACAACTGACAATAATTCTTCTTACGTTTTTGATGAATTAGGATTGCGGTCATACAGTTCAACAAATCAAAGTTTACTATTGACACACGTTATTTTTCATCCTGTGCAAAAATCTTTGAATAGACTTATTCAAATAGATTATACTGTGCGTATTCAAACATTAACTGGTTTAGCCGGAGTATAATAAATGTCATATAACGTACAATTTACAGAAAATACTCCTAGCAAACCAGACATAACAGTTGATGATCAAACATTGAATCAACAAACTGGTGTAACATTTGTTGGTAAAAATTATCCAGGGTACGCAAGTTACATTGCTGAAAATTTTCTACACCTTTTAGAAAATTTTGCCAGCCCAACCAAGCCAAGTAATCCCGTTCAAGGTCAAATTTGGTTTGATAATTCCACTAGTGGAAATCAATTAATGGTTAACCTTGACGGCACTCCCACTGGCTGGTCTAGTACTAGCGGTGTTAAGAAAACAGCATCTATTCCTACCGGAGCAGTAACTGGAGATCTATGGGCCGATACAGCAAATCAACAGTTAAAGATGTACAACGGATCTACGTGGATTTTAGTGGGTCCTCAATTTAGCGAAGGTCTTAAAACCGGACCTGAAATTGAATCAATAACAGATTTATTAGATGTAGTGTATCCTGTAATAACTTTTTGGGCAAACGGCTCACGAGTAGCAGTATTAAGTAAAAATACTTTTACTCCTAAGATTACAATTTCAGGATTTACAAAAGTGTATCAGGGATTTAATTTATCCTCTACAGATTCTAATAACACTTCAAATCCTATTAAATTTTGGGGCACTTCACAGCAGTCCGATGCCTTATTGGTAGCAGGAACTACGGTACCGTCTAGCAATTTTTTACGAACTGATAAAGAAGGAACTAGTGATGTTCGAATAAACATTCGTAGTAATGACGGATTACAAATTGGTACTGATTTGTCCTATGTATTGCGGGTTGATGGTTCAAGTGCAGTAGTTTATAATAAATCTTCAGGGTCACCGATTGACTTTAGAGTTACAAATCAAGAAGGTATTGCAACAGTTCTCAGAATAGATAGTACAACAAATGTGGGTATTAATACTTTAAATCCTACTGAAGCACTAGATGTCTCTGGAAATATTACTACAAACGGTTATATTTCAATCACTGGCACCACAGAGTCTTCAAATTTAACTACGGCAAGTTTAGTTACTACTGGCGGAGTATCTATTACTAAGTCTTTAAGAGTTGGACTTGATTCATATATAACTGGTACTTTAAATTTAGGAACAGTCGGTGATACTTCAAGTCGATCAATTATAGCTACTGCTAAAAATAATTTATACGACATTGGGTCTGAAGCATTTACTTTTAGAAATGTATATGCTAGCAATTTCTATGGAAACTTTGCAGGCACTTTTAGCGGAACACTTGCCGGAAATACTGTATCAGGCTCTGCTAATAAACTAGTATCGTCTACAACATTTATTATAACAGGCGACATATCATCGCCTGGCCTAACTTTTAATGGCCAAACAGAAAATGGCACTGCTACATTTACTACTACAATAAGTCCAAATCTTATTAAAAATAAAGATGTTCTAGCTGATCCTAATACTAGCAGTACTCTTGTTAGTGCTACAGATGAAATCTTAATATATCGACCGTCATTAACAGGGTTAAAGAAAACTACAAAAGAAAAATTCTTAGATGGTGTTGCTACAGTTCCAGTTGGCGTAATTATGCCTTTTGCAGGATCTACTGTTCCAACTGGTTATTTGTTGTGTGATGGCAGCGAAGTTTCTAAATCTAAATATAGTTTACTATATTCAGTAATTGCTGATACTTATAAAAATGGATCGTTACAAGGTGCTGGTACATTTAAATTACCTGATCTAAGAGGAAGATTTACTCTAGGTAAAGATAATATGGATAACAATGCGCCTGATATTGTTACTCAAGAGTCTTACGGTACTACTGTTGAAGTTTATGTAGATGCAGGTGGTGGCCTTGCAAATAGAGTCTCTGATTCAGCTGCTACTTTACTAGGTGCAAGCAGTGGAGAAAGTACACGAACACTTGATGTTACTAATCTTCCTCAACACCAGCACGACATGAAAGGTAGATTATCTAACGGAAATGCAGGTAACCAATATTATGCATTTAGAAACGCATCAGGGATACCAAATGAAGTTGGAGCTTCATTAGATTCCGGACCATCAGTCTCACTTGCCGCACAAAAATTACCAAATAGTGGCAATATTGTTTCAACAAGTACTGTTGGACAATCAATTAATATTATGAATCCATATCTAACAATTAATTATATCATTTACACTGGTGTCATATCATGAGTTATACAATAAACAAAACTGACGGGTCTGTTTTAACTGAGATAGTCGATGGGTCTGTTGATACAGTTGCAACCGATCTCACATTAGTGGGGAAAAATGCAACTAGTTATGGAGAAGCATTTAATGAAAATTTTATTAAACTTCTAGAGAATTTTGCAAGTAGCAGTGAACCTAATCATTCGATTATAGGTCAACTTTGGTACGATACCACAGATGGCAGATTAAAGGTGTATACTGGAACAGGATTTAAAGTCACAGGCGGAACGATAGTATCTTCTACGGCTCCAACAAATTTAGTTCAGGGTGATCTTTGGATAGATACTGCTAGACAACAACTTTATTTTTATGATGGTTCAGCATTATTTTTAGCAGGGCCTGATTATAGTGCAGATCAAGGTGTATCTGGAATTCAAATTAACACTATTTTAGATGATGTACAAAAAGAGCATACTATTGGAATATTGTATATCTCTAGTTTTTTAATTGGAATTTTTAGTAAGGATACATTTACTCCTAGTCCTGCTATTCCTGGATATACTGGAACTATTAGAAGAGGATTTAATATAGGCAATGACTCTGGATTAGAATTCAATGTCAATGTAAGTGTTGCGTCAGCTTTAAGAGACGACAATAACATAGATTATACTCCAAATGATTTTGTAAAAACTGCTGGCAGTTCTAGTATTAGTTTAGATGAGAATAATGAAGGAACACTAACTATTCAAAGTTCAATACCGTTAATTTTAGGCGAGTCACAGGACACTGAAATTAGGGCAACTGCTAGTAAGTTTGAACTGCTATCATCAGATTATAATCAAGATTTTGAATTTAAAGTAAAAACACTAACTGGCAATCAAGGATTTATACTTTATAATCCTGGGACATTTTCTCTTTTTACAACTGTTGCATCGGGAACTGGTACTACAGTAACATTGACATTTGCCTCACAGGTAATTCCACCGTTTCCTGTGGGTAGTACCATTAACGTTGATAATCTGTTACCAGCTGAATATAATGGTTCTTATGAAGTAACCGCATGTACAACTACCCAGGTATCTTATTTGTGTGCTGCCACTGGAAGCCAAACATTTCCCGGGAATATTAGTCAAATAATTGATCCTAGACTAGGTATTCGTGAAGATTTACCAGCTGCTACTCTTGATGTAAATGGTACTGCGCTGATTAGATCAGACTTAACTGTACAGGGCGATTTAACTATCCAAGGTACAACAACTTCAGTTTCAACTACTAACACTGTTATCACAGACAATATCATTACTTTAAATAATGGAGAAACTAGTTCTGGGATTACATTGGGTAGTGCAGGTATTGAAATTGATAGAGGTAGCTCAATTAAAGCTACATGGAAATTTTATGATAGCCCAGATGTAGCATGGAGAAGTAATTATTATGTAGATCTTAAACCCGATACTGGTATCCCATTAAATTTAGCCTATAGGATTAATGGAGAGTCTGTACTTTCTTTTACGACTTTAGGATCTTCGGTGGTACATTCAAGTTTAACATCTGTTGGGACACTAGTTGAATTACAAGTTGATGATATTAATATCAACGGTGATGTTGTTTCTTCGGGCACTGGAAATATTGATGTAGATAGTGCAAGAATTTCAAATCTAGCAACTATTGCCTACAATGATAGTTCGCCACCTTTACCCAGCAATCTTGCACAAATGGACGATGCAATTAGTCAGCAAACCCTGCAAAATTATATGATGGGCGTGCCAATTTATACTACCTTAGAATTGACTAATAATGCAGGCGGCGACCTGTCGGATAGTGATGTTGCCACTATTTTAACTACAATTTACCCAGTAATAGAGAGTGCAATTGGACGAAAAATTTATGTACATTGCACCAAAACTCTAAGCACATATGACGGTATTTCGATAACAACCACGGTAACTAGGACATTAAGAACCTATATTTTAGCAGAAGATTCTCCTAATTTCTGGGACTTTGCTGATGAAGTAAGTATACCAATTTAACATAAATAACTAAAAGGGGTTAGACAATGCCTTACAGCATTAAAAAATTTAATGGAGATCCAGTAGGCGTAATAGCAGACGGTACAGTTGATCAAAGTTTAGCAGTTAAACTTATTGGTAAAAACTATGCCGGCTACGGTGAAATCCAAAATGAAAATTTTGTATACTTGCTAGAGAATTTTGCAAGCGAGAATCCGCCTAGTAAGAAAACTGCCGGACAACTTTGGTTTGACTCAAGCAGTAAAAAATTAAAAGTTTATGACGACAGTATCAGCAGATTTAAGACTATTAGCGGCGCAGAGATTGATAATGACAGTGGTCTAAGCCAAGGAGAATTTTTCTGGGATACTACAACAAGTCAATTAAGCGTTAGTAATGGGGATGGTACTTACACTCTAGTAGGCCCCCAAGGTATTGCTGGAGCTAACACTACAGAAATGAAAAGTGTTACAGTTGTTGACGACGAAGCGCCAGTAGCTGGTGAGCATAATATAATTAAAGGTATTTCTAATGGTACTGTTATTTTTATCATATCTAATGATGAATTTACACTAGGCGATGGAAATCCTATAGATGGATTTGATACCATCTATAAAGGTATTACTTCTGTAAATAGTGGGTCAACTACTGACGGCATCACCGGCGGAGATTATAGATATCGAGGAACTGCTACTTCAGCAGATGGATTAAATGTATCTGAGACGTTTGTTCCTAGCTCTAGTTTTGTAAGAAATGACGAGCCGTCGGGATTTACTAGCCTAGTAAGTTTTGATGATCCTGGCTTTACAGTTGGTACTACTCCTAAATTTAAAATTAGTATTGTATCTGATATTCCAATTGTAGAAAATTTTGTTGGCGAAAAAATTCAATTTAAGACAAAAGTAGACGGTGTTTCTACTTCTGTAGTCGAACTTAACAGAACATCGCTACGTCCAATCACAGATTTTGGTGCAAGTCTTGGAGGCCCAAGTAATAGATTTGATTCTATCTATGCATCAACATTTAATGGTGCTGCAACCAAAGCAGATACATTAAAAATAGGAACGCTGTATTATTCGGCAATTACTACAAATAATCCGTCTGTAACAATTACTTCACCAGAAATTGTAGCTGCGGTACCAAATGATATAGACACTGGTGATCCTGCAAATAATGAAGGTAGAAAAATTAATGCTACTGTGTTTGCAGGAGTTGCAACTTCAGCTATTTTTGCTGACTTAGCAGAAAAATACTTACCAGATGAATCATATGAAGTTGGAACAGTTATGGTCGTCGGTGGCGAAGCAGAAGTGACTGCATGTCAACGAGGTCAAAGAGCATTTGGAGTTATTAGTGAAAAACCTGCATTTAGGATGAATGAAAATCTTGAAGGCGGCGTCTTTGTTGCACTCAAGGGTCGTGTACCAGTTAAGGTACTGGGCCCTGTGACAAAAGGTGATAGACTAGTAGCTTCGAGCAACGGGTGTGCAGGTGCCGCGCATATACTTTTAGTCGGTCAACCTGTTAAAGCCAGTACATTCCCTGATACTTTTGCTATTGCATTAGAGTCAAGTAGTGAAACTGGAGTTAAATTGATCGAGTCAATTATTTTATAAGGAATTAAAAAAATGGCAAATATTTCAGCGAGCGCCTTTAATGCTATTCAGAAAAAAGTAGCAGCAGTGGTGGGAACAAATGGTATAAACAGCGGCAGTGTAACGGTATCGTCTACTTTTGGTGGTGCTACATATACTGTCACTGATGGAACTTTTAATTACGGCCAAGCCGTTGCAAGTAGACAAGTAAGTACAGGCGGCGTTATCAGAGCCACTGACTGGTCAAATCTAAGAAGCGATCTAGCCAAGGCCCGAGGATACCAAAAAGGTACAATAAGCCCGGGTAGCACCAATGCTAGTCCTTGGACTACATTGGCCAGTATTGTTGCAAATGCCACAGTTATTACTGCTGCTATCCAAAGTCAGTATTCAAACGTAGCAGACGCTTGTGTCGTTGACCGGCTTGGCGTTGTTAATGCACTAGACACCACTAGTGTTACTACATCTACTAGAAGTACCGCATGGGGCACCGTAGCTCTTAATGCCGCTGCTACAATTGGTGGTACATTAGTTCTTAGTGCTGGTACAATCTATCAACAAGTAACACTAACTTTTACCGATGCTAACCAACTTAAATACTTCTTCAATACTGGCGGAGAAGTGAGATTCAGCGCGACTAGAACTGGTGGTACAGCAACTAATAAAAATACTTCATGGACTAATATGTTAGCTGCCTGCGGTACTGTAAAAATTGGACGTACTGCAACCACAGCTACAGGTAGTGGTACAGGATCTGTTCTAGGTGGTACTAATTTAACTAGTACTGATCAGTTACTATACCAAAGTGCCGCAGTTGCTACTCCATATGCAGCCAACTATTTTCGAGTATACGGAAAGACCACAGCCAGCAACGTTCTAGTTCTTACAGCAACATTCCAAGATCTTGACCTTGGTACTCAAACGGGCATTGGCCCAGCAGTCGACGAGACAGTCGACGGCTCATTAGCCAGCACTATGACTCTTGCTCGTGCTAATTCCGGCGTAATTGTAGCAGCTCCTGGCATAGCAGTTTCTGGTACATTAGTTTAATCAGAATTAAATACTTTCAATCTCCCGTTTGTATAATTAGTATATACAGCGGGAGATCTCATGAACGAACAGCTAGAAAAAGCATTTCAAACAGCCAATTATATGGCTACCCTTACAAATCAACGTAATGTTGCTTTTGAAGAATTTCAACAGGCATTGATATATTATGTAAATGGTAGTAGTTTTCAAATCACAATTGAGTTAATCAGTTTTGTAAAATCTATTATTGATGCAGGAAACTCAACATGTGTATTAGTTGATGATAACAAAATACCAGTTAACATCGAAAATTTACAAAATTTTCATCAAGCAATCATTGATCAATACTTTGAAGCATCAAACGAGTATTATTCAAAATATTCTGAGCTAAAATCTAAACGTAAAATTGAAGATCTTATTGCGCTATGAGTAAAGGCGTACTATTATTTGCCCAGAATAACGCTGAGATTGACTATTTACAACTAGCAATCAGCGCGGCCCAACGTGTGCATAAATTTTTAGATGTACCGGTTACCTTAGTAACGGATAATAGAGATTATCTTGTAAAAACGTATCCTGATAAAATTGAAATTTTTGACAATATTATCGATATAAAAACAAAGCTATCACAGAAACGACATTTTTATGATGGATCAATGACCACTAACGTCCTAGCATGGAATAATTTTACCAGAGCAGATGCGTTTGATATCACACCGTATGATGAAACATTGCTGATAGATGTTGATTATCTAATTAACTCAACAGTACTGAATGCAGTGTGGGGATCTGAAGATGACATGGCTATTTACAAATCTAGTTATGATCTAGCACAGTGGCGAGATGTATCAAGTTTCCAATACATTAATCAATACAGTATTCCTTTTTATTGGGCAACAGTATTTTATTTTAAAAAAACAGCATCCTCTCAATCATTCTTTAAAATTATACAACATATCAGACAAAATTGGTCTTATTACAGAATGTTATATTCTGTTGAATCTAAGACATTTAGGAATGATTTTGCCTTTAGTATTGCTATACATTTATTAAACAATAATTCTGCAGGAAGTACAGTTTCTAATCTTCCTGGAAAATTATATTATACAGTTGATAAAGATGTACTAGTCGGAGTTAAAGATACAACACTAACATTTTTAGTTGAAAAAGAAAAATATCATGGTGAATACACCCTATTACAAACTAATAAACTAGATGTACATGTTATGAACAAATATAGCCTAGCGAGAAATATATGAGTAAAGGTTTTTTAGTTTTAGCTCAAAATAGTGAAGGCATTGATTATGTTCGTCAAGCATACGCACTAGCATTATCTATCAAAGCTACCCAATCAGAACATGCATCTATTAGTCTTGTTACTAATGATCCGGTTCCAGAGCATTATTCCAGCGTATTTGATAACATAATTCCAATACCGTGGAAAGATCATGCAGCAGATTCTGCATGGAAAGTTGAAAATCGATGGAAATTTATACACATTACACCCTACGATGAAACTATTGTGCTAGATTCTGACATATTATTACTTGATGATATGTCCAAGAAGTGGGAATTATTGTCCAAGCAAGATTTATTCTTTGTATCAGATGTAACTGACTACAGAGGTAGGGTTGTATCTAATGAACCTAACAGGCAAGTGTTTGTTAGTAATAGTTTACCCAATGTATATTTTGGTCTACACTACTTTAAGAAAACACCAGCAGCATACCAGTTTTATAAAACATTAGAATTTATAGTAAACAACTGGGAAACCGCTTATTCAAAGTTAACACCTAAAGCAAAACAGCGATGGGTAAGCATGGATGTTAGTGCGGCAATTGCATTAAAGATTACAGGCCTAGATGACATTGCAATTTGTCCTAGTTTTAATATGACATTTACACATATGAAGACTAATATACAAGGTTGGCCCACAGTTATTGCTGATTGGGTAGATAGTGCCGATCATTATTTTAATGATAACTTTGAAATTTTTATTAATCAGTATAAGCAAAAAGGTGTTCTTCATTATGTAGAAGATAAGTTTTTAACAGACGATTTAATATCTCTCTTGGAGAAAATCAATGAATGAAGAAATAAACGAAGAATTTGTAGATTATGAAATTGAAAACGATCTAACAGATGAAATGATTGCAGCACAGGAAGCATTGCTAGTCAGACCTCCGTACAGAGTATATTTTGAAAAAGAAACAGGCACTATACTTGGTATCACTGCTGATGTGTTACCAGAACACGATTCTTGGTTTGAAGCATCGGATGAAAAACTTGAAAAGTTTTTAAAAGGATTGGACTACGTCACAAATTATAGAGTAGTTATGGATGCAGAAAGTAAGTTTGATCTTGTATTAAAAGTTTTTAAACTTGATCCTAAATCTTCAATGCTATCCACTATACCGTATTCTACAGAGCCTGCTATCCTAACTGTTATAAATGATATAAACAGTAAAAGTTGGAAAATAATATTGGATCAAGATGAAAGAAAAAGATTACAACATAGTACACTGAGTTATCCCATGCAGATTTATGTAACAAATCAGCAGAACAAAAATATTATGTATAGAGTACTTGATATTAGTTTAGATACTTTAATTAATAGCGGAGTTCAAATAATACCGCATGAATCAGTATTTGAAGAACTAAATTCTCAATTAAGACTGCTAACAATTAAATTCTTTGATTCTTATGCGCTAAGGATTAATAAATGAGTCAAAAATTTAAAATCATAGATTTTGACATTATCTATCTAAGTTACGATGAGCCTAATGCTGAAAAGAATTATGCCGACTTATGTAATAAAGCACCTTGGGCTAAACGTGTGCATGGGGTTAAAGGCAGCGATGCCGCACATAAAGCCTGTGCTCGATTAAGTGAAACTGATCGATTTATCACAGTAGATGCAGATAATATTGTTAGGGAAGATTTTTTTAATCAAGAGTTAGATTTTGAACAAAACAGAGATTTGTCAAAATGTGTTATATCTTGGGCAGGGTTTAATGTTATTAACGGGTTGATGTATGGTAACGGTGGTTTAAAGTTATGGCCAAAAGAATATGTGCTTAATATGAAAACACATGAAAACGCACCCGCCGACGACCCTAATGCACAAGTTGATTTTTGCTGGGACGCAGAGTATATCCAAATGAATGCCTGTTACAGTAATGTTCATAATAATGCTACTCCTTTACAAGCATGGAGAGCGGGATTTCGCGAAGGAGTAAAAATGAGCTTAGATCGCGGAGTCACTGTAGATGCAGATAATTTTGTCAAACAAATACATTGGAAAAATTTACATAGATTGCTAACTTGGATGAATGTAGGATTAGATGTTCCAAACGGTATATGGGCAATATTTGGCGCCCGCCAAGGATGCCATATGACTAACTTTGATCCAAATTGGGACTATGTTAATGTTAGAGATTTTGACCATTTACAAACTATATGGGATTTACAAAAAGATAAAACAGAAGAAGAAATCTTCGAACTAGCAGAAAATCTCGGCTATGAATTAAAAAACAAATTACATATACCTATCAGCATACTTGATAAAGATGCAAGCGAGTTTTTTAAAAAAGTACACGTGGATTATACTAGGTTAGATATTAAAGTATTGGATAAAGAATAATGTACGATATAGTATTTCATCATAAACAAGATTTTCCAGAGTATAAATTAGACTGGCTAAAATCAAAATACCCTGCTGCTCATTTTATTCAAGTTAGCGAAAATTTTAATTTTATTATCTATGCTAAACGAATAATTAAAAAAATTAATACACGAATGTTTTGGTTTCTTCCAGCTGACATTGGTATTAGCAACGACATTTATAAATTCAAAATTCCAGAGTGGGATAGTAGTTATGTTCATCACGAAATGATAGGGTATAGCAATTTATTTTTAATCCCAAAAAATCATGAATTTGCAGACGACGAGTTTGAAAAGAACTTTTTCAACAATGTAAAATTTATTAATTTTGGAACATTCTACAATAAGTTGTACGATGTATTCTTTTTATCCTACAAAGAAAAAACAGCCGATAACAACTTTAAAAAATTACTTGAAAAATACCCCCATGCACGTAGAATTAAAGATGTCAAGGGTATATTTAATGCCCACTATGCTGCCGCACTCAACAGTTCAACTGACTTTTTCTGGGTAGTAGATGCCGATGCGGAAATTGCAGAAGATTTTAACTTTGATTATGCAGTGCCAAGTTGGGATTTTGAGGTAGTGCATATCTGGCAAAGTAAAAATAAAGTAAATGATCTAGTCTACGGCAACGGCGGAGTTAAATTAATTCCAAGACATCTACTGTTACAAGCAGAAAAAAATAAAGTTGATATTACTACTAGTATTGGTTCTAATATCAAAGTTATGGAACAGATTAGTAATTATAATAATTTTGACACAAGTCCGTTTGATGCTTGGAGAGCAGCATTTAGAGAATGTACTAAGTTAGCCAGTTCGGTAATTGATAGACAAGTACAATTAGAAACAGACAAACGCTTGGCTGCTTGGTGTACAAGAGGCAAGAAAACCACATATGGTCAATATATTATTGCCGGTGCGATTGCCGGTAGACGATATGGATTAGATAATAAGGATAACCCTAGCGGGCTCAAGATGATTAACGACTGGAATTGGTTAGAAAGCCAGTTTAATCAGTACTTACAAACTCTGATGCCATTGGAAACACAGACGCAATAACTGAGGCACAGGCCTTGGCTACTTCTTGATGCTCTTTTTGTGTGCCATTTGCACTACGTAGTTCGATAAAATGTACCCAACTACGTAGGGTACCGTTCATATATAAACGGCTTTCCATCATACCTTCGGGTAATACAGCGCGAGCTTGTTCTTTAGCAATGCCATTTTCTATGGCCCAAGTGTATGCTTCTTTAACGGCCAGCAGTACACGTTGTTGAGCACGTTCCCACCCCATGGCTAAATTACGTGCTTCTGGATTGTCTAGCACAACTTCTACACTGTTCTGTCTATTTTTAGGATCTTGTAATCTTGCTTCTCTAAAAACAAAGTTAAGATCTTTAGTTGGGTCTGCGTAACGTTGACTAAATTCTTGAAAGCTAAAACTTCTATGTCTAAGAATTTGTCGAGCAATATCTCGCGTAGTTGTAATCTCAATACAGGCACTGACCATTTCAAGAGGTGACCAATGTTGGTGTTTTACCAAGTATCGAATAAGTTTTTCACTTGTCTCTGTGTTAAATTGATTGCTCGGATTTGATACACGGGCACAATACGCAATAAGTTCTTGAGCATCTGCTACACCCAACTCTGCAAATTCAGAAGTAGGTTGTGAGTACGATAATAAACGAACATTCATAATTTCTTTTTCTTTAGGAATTTATTTGTGATATGCATGATATCACTTTTGACTTTTTCGGTGTTGATTTGAAAATCGATGTTTTCTATGTTGTCTTCATAGGTGTGAAAAATTTCCTGAATCTCAGATTCAAATTGATCCCAATCGCTATTTTTGTTATTCTTGTTAACATCAATTTCCCAAATCTTGCCGTCCTTGAATGTCACATTGATAGTGTGTAAATATTTAAGAGGTACTACGTTGAGATTAATCTCACCAAATATCTCTGGCCAATGTGCAATAACGTCTTTAGGAAAGTTTCTTCCTTTTGGAGTCACTTTTCTTTTTTCTTTGTAGGACTTAATTCTTCGGCTTCTTTTCTAAGTTTAGCAGCTTCTTTATATAAACGATCTGCTTCACTGCGTAATTTAGAGGCTTGTTGATCTGGAGTCAATAACAATGCTGCGGCTTCTTCTTGTCGTTCGGCCACTGTCTTAGTTACATCTTCACCTACTTTGGGACTAATGTCTTTAGCTGAACCAACTTCTTGTATTTCAACATTTGGATTTTTAGGATTACCCACAGACAGATCGGAAACACTGACTCCCCGTTGCTCTGCAATAATTGCATTTAATTCTGAAAGAATAATGTGAGCATTAGAGCTTGGAATCATTTCAATTTGATCTGTGGGAAATTTAACAAGACGTCCTTGACTATGCAATGCAGGTAACATAGTACTTCCATCAGGAAATGTACTACGATTAAGCACATCAGCGAATTCATTTGCATCTTGTCCAGCCGGACTATTAACTAAGTTGATTAAAGAATCATGATAGTTATCTGGTAAATTCTCAGTTGGAATTATTAAACAATTAAATGCGTCACCGGGCAATGTTCTAAATGCCACTAGACATCTTTTGTTGGTTGCTTTTATTCTACCTACATGCTTCAAGGACACCATATTAAGCTCCTTGAGTTGCTTTAGCAGCTTCGGCTTGTTTAGCGACTTGATCTAAAAAGTTAGATAATTTTTCGTAAACTTGACCAACTGCGATCATCTCAGACCCGGGTTTAAATGCCCCTCTTGAGCTAGCAACATCAATGATTTGACGCATAGCATTTAAATCGTTGATATTAAGATCAGCGGCTTTATCATCTTTAGCAGGTGCCTGCTGAGCCTGCTCTTCGTTTTGTAGTTCTTCTGACATAGTTTCTCCTTAAAGAAATAAAATACATACTTAATTATCATTAAGACAAAAGCGGACAGGCAATTCTGAAGAAGCTAAGTTCTTTTTCTTGTTCGAATCCGACTTTTGTAGTATAGACAATACTATTTGTTTGATCAAGATCTAGACTCTGTCCTACGTAATATCTTCCGTTAAGATTGTGATAGATCCATTGATCGAGCTGTTTAGTATAAGTAGGGGAATTCTTTGATAGATATGTAAAATGGAAATGGAATGCAGGAAAATTAACTTTCCTAAGATCAAAGTAGTTTAAAGGATTAGGTTTACCGTTTTTTATAGCCATTACTTGTGCCCAATTATCATATATCTTGTATACGGATTTTCTTTAAAATCAAAATATTTTTCGCCTTCAAACAATATAGTTTGTAAGGGAAACATTGATTTAAAATGTTCTAAATTTTCAGGTCTTTGTACGTGGTCTTCTATGATTAGATTATTACCCTGAAATACACATAACATATTTTTAGGTATATTTTCAAACCAAATATTGCTTTCAAAGTGTTCTGTTGACGTATTAATCACACAGTTTGTTTCATCGCTGTACTTGAAAGTATTTGCATTTTGCGGGAAACTTTTAAAGGCCCATTCTTTAGATTCCCAAGTATTGTTGACAACATTGGCAACAGAGCATGCCATAGGATCAAGATCGTAACTACGACACCATTCAATATTTTGTTTGCCGCGAATTTTTAGAATAAAGTGTAGCAACCCGTACCAGCCTCCTAAGATAGTAATCTTAAGAATATTGGTATGAGCCGCTACTTTTTCTAATTCGTCTGCTGCCCAAATCTTACTTTCGATTTGACCAGCACTGAATGCATCAGTTTCTAGTTGCACCGTCTTGCTCATAATATGCGTAATTACCCCAAGGAGGAACAATAGTGTTATTACCGTGGATAATGAATACTGTATCACAGTAGTTTTCATCACCCCAGCTACCCCAAGGATAACCATCTGTGAACATAATAAACTTCTTAGGGTTAATGTCGTGTTCTTTCATGTAACTCCAGTTAGCATCAAACTCGGTGCCACCTCCGCCGATAACTTCATATTCCATAATATCGTCACCACCGGTACCGTCAAAATCTGCTTCGTTGTATACCTTAGTATCAAAGCACCAAAGTTTAATCTTATACTCT